CCCGGCTCTAGCATATAAGCCTGATTGATCATGTTTCCATTGTGTTTCTTTGTCTCTACGCAAGGTACATAGCTTTCTAATGCTACGCAACCGCCGCCACCTTGCACTGGAGGCTGTGGGTTCGGCGCCGGCACCGTTGGAGGTGGGGGCGGAGGAGGCGGGGGAGGCGGAGCAGGTGGTTGCTGTGGTGGCGGAACAGCAGCAGGAGGTGGGGGTGGAGGAGGAGGTGGAGGCTCTTCGACCGGGGGACTCGCTGCTGGAACTATCGTACCTACAATCTCTTTGATCTTAGGACTTACTAATTGCGGATTCATTTCTTGACCGACATAAAGCAAATAGTATGTCTTACTGTTTGTTGGTCCCGGACTAGTGTTGTATATAGGTACAGTAAGTGTAGTGTAACTAGTGGGGAATAATTTTTTGACATTTAAGCAATCAGCAAGTGAAACTAGATTTTTTGTTTTACAATTACATATCGCTAATATCTCTTGTAAATCAGTACCTCTGACTAACAAGAAAGCCCCATACATTTGTTGCTCTTCTTGAACTGTAGGAGTAGCCGCGCCTGTAGCGATTTCATTGACTCTTACTTGAGGTATTCCCGCTGCCAACAATGCTACTGCTAGTGCTTGATTGATAGCATTATTATCATTTAAACTCTTGATCAACGCTGATGGTGTGCCGAATGTTTTTATATACTGCCAGTTGATCAATTTACCTAAGTTGATCAAATCTTGACCGAATGCTCTGCTTGATAATGATACACCTGAGATGTCTGCACTTATCAAGTCATCTTGATTACTATACGTGCCTTTTAAGAAATCTTTACTTTCGTTGATAGCGATGATGGCATCATTTGTAGTATTCATGAAACCAAAATAAGTACCAAAGCTATCAACAAAATATTGATACTGAGGATGATTCAGTGCGGCAGGATAATTGACATAATTCACCCCCGGTACCCATGCACCTGGGTAATCTGTATTGACATATCCGTTGTTGAAATTATAATCTTGCCATGCTTGAAGTGCTATCAATCTCACCCATCCCCATTGAGTGATCGCTTTATTAGGTACGACTAATGTGCTAGGACCTACTGCTCCTGTTGGTCTAGGAACAGTACATAGCATTGGATACCAGCTAGCTAATTGACCTTCGTTTTTGTATGCTTGTGTTCTGCGTTCAACTGCGCTAACCACTGGTGTCGGAGGACTCATCGGGAGCGCACCACTGTTAGGATCTGCTTGAGGTACATCCCAGTTATAATATGCATACCCCGAAAACGCCGGAGAACCTGCTTGATCAAGTGTGCTAAAAGATTCTTCATTCACACCATCATAATAACCTGTGATTTTAAAATCAGGATGTTTGTTAACCCAGACATCGGTAGGATCGCTTGTCTCCCATGTAGCAGGAGGACTATTACCTAATGCAGGTATACGACTTTGTCCTATAGTCAACATATTGTTATATGTTGTTGCTCTTAATGTGTAAAAACCAGTAGGCACTCTTGGGTCTTTTTGAATAGGAGCACCTCTATACCAACCGTCATTGATAGACCATGTTACCCACTTCAAACATGTGTCTTCGCATAATATGCCGAACTTTAGATTGTTGCTTGCTTTCGCATAGTCAGCATCACTACCCATGATAGGTTGTGTCAACTTACATGATCCCATGTAACTCTCAGCCGTAGGATTGATCCAGAATCCTATGTTTTGTAACATAGATCCCAGTACATTTATTCCTAACGGACTTTGTTTACCGGTATCAGCCATGATTATTACTCAACGAAAACGTTGTCGCTACCTTGTACTATCTTGTGTCCACAAGTGTTGCCGCTGCCTACTCTTAACACTGGACTATTTTCTGCGAAAACAGTAGGACTACCTTCTGTTGTCTTTGCTGCCTTATGTGGCTGTTTATTTTTCTTTGGATCGTGGGGAGTGATATCACTCTTGTGTAAGCCCACAGCAATGTTATTACAGAACACAGTGCTAGCACCGCGAACTATCTTTCCACCTGTAGTATTTTTATCACCTTTACGACTCAATTTTGGCATGTTTTATCCTAATATCATTTTCTTGCTTGGAACCTGAAGTCCTGTAGTCGCTTCGATATACTTCATCTTGACTTGATCTTCCGTAGGTGCCACTAAGCTAATGCTATTAGTATTTAGTCGTACATTTTCACGCTGGTCGTTAGTGAACAAACTGGGCATCAAACCCATGCCCTGTGGACCGGGTGCGATTGAAACTGGTGTAGTTACTATTAAGTAGTTGTCAGCGACTTCGACTACTTTAGCTACCATCTCTTCTCCACTGTTTAATTTGAATGTATACGTCTCGTTACTCTGAATTACCATTATTTCGCCTCATTTAAATGTTTTACTAAATCATCGTGACCGCCAATATATGCTCCATCTAGGAATATCTGCGGTACTGTTCGTGCTGTGGGTACGCTTTCTAATAGTTGTTCTTTAGTCCAACCATGTCCAATCTTGCGTTCTTCATATTTGATACCCTTTTGTTCTAATAGTCTTTTGGCGCGGTCACAAAATCCGCAAAAGTCCTTGCTCCATATTAAAGCTTGCATATTATTCTCCTTGTATAGTAATTATAGTTCAGGAAGGTCGTCGTAATTTAATTGATCGCTCATCACGCCGATAACATAGTTAGTACTTTCGTTTTCCTGCAATGCTGTCTGTTTCTTGCTTGTATCACTATGTTTGTTGAACCATGGGATTGGTGTAGTTTTGGGTGCTGGGTTCTGATATTTTATGCCTATATCTTTGAGTGCGATATTTGCTGTGTAGTCAACAAAATCTTTTAGGATATTAGCATTAAGACCGATCACTGAGCCTTTGCTAAACAAATAATCAGCCCAGGCTTTCTCTTCACGGATGACATCCATATAAAGTTGATATACTTCTTGTTCGCACTCTTGTTTGGCTTTGTTGAATCTAACATCGTCTTTGACTACTTGATTGATCAAATATGCTGTCCATTCTTTGTGCATGATCTCGTCTTGTAAGATCAAGCTGATGATGTTCCCATTACCGATAAAGATTTTATTCTCGACCATTGCGAGGCTTGTGGCAAAACTGACCATGAATCTAAATGCTTCTAGTGCGTAACTTGCGTTTAGTGCCAACCATATCGCTTTGATATGATCTTCTTCATCGATCTTATGACCTAATTCTTTTTTACAGTTGATCAAATGTAACTTATCGTAGTATTCACCTACGCTGCTTGCCATGTCAACGATCTCTGATGTATCGTGGATAGTGTTGAACACTTCTTTAGGGACGTTGTAGATATTACGGATAATGTGACTATAACTACGGCTATGAATATTTGTCTCAAAGAAACTCCAATTATACATCAATGCTTCTAATTCAGGCAGGCTAACTACCGGAGTAAAGATTTGACTGGGTCCGCGACCTTGTAAACTATCCAATGCTGTCTGGCGTAATAGATTACTAGTGAAGATGTGCTTGACCGCATCAGTAGCATCTTTGAAGTCATTGGCGTCTTTAGTGAGGCTTACTTCTTCTGGTACCCAAAAGAATCCACGTGCGGTCTGCTCCATCTTTTGTATTTTTGGATACTTGACTTCTTCAAATCTTTGAATGGTTACTGGACCGTCTTTGTCCAAGAACATCTTTCGATTTAGATAATCTGTTTTAGTTTTTAAATTGTATTGTTCTTTGCTCATATATTAGTGTTTTGATTTATAATCGTCAATAGCTGCTTTGATGGCATCTTCTGCTAAGATAGAGCAATGTATTTTGACCGGAGGGAGCGCAAGCTCCTCTGCAATCGCTGTATTCTTAATCGTTGCCGCATCGTCAAGTGTTTTGCCCTTAACCCATTCAGTGACCAATGAACTAGAAGCAATAGCACTTCCGCAACCATAAGTCTTAAACTTAGCATCTGTAATTATACCTTTATCATTAACTTTTATCTGTAACTTCATAACATCACCGCAAGCAGGTGCCCCAACCATACCAGTACCAATGTCAGGATCGGACTTATCAAAACTACCCACGTTTCTAGGATTTTCATAGTGATCGATTACTTGTGTGCTATACGCCATTATATCATTCCTTATTAAAGTTTACAAGCCTCGCAATCATCATCTTCTAATTGCTCAACTTTTTGTTGTACTACTTCTGGTGTTTCTTCTAATACTTTTGATCCTGCTTTATTGATAAGACTGTAATAGAAAGTCTTGATTCCCCATTGATGCGCTAGCATAAGATTCTTTGCGATCAATGTAGTAGGCACTTTTCTATCCGGAAAATGCGCAGGATTATAGAAAGTGTTCGTGCTGATACTTTGATCGACATAGGCTGCGAGAACGGCTGCTGTCTTGAGATAGCCGGTACAATCTGTTTGTTCCCACATCAATTCATATTTATTTTTGAGTTTAGTATATTCCGGTACTACTTGTGTGAAACTTCCTGCCTTAGATTCTTTAGTCGAGATAAGTGACATAGGCATCTCAATGCCATTAGTAGAGTTGATGACCACGCTACTAGACTCAACAGGAGCAATGGCCATAAGTGTTGCATTTCGTACGCCATATTCTTTCATATCCTTACGTAATGGTTCCCAGTCTAATTCAGGCTTGAAGTTAGCAAGTTGATCTACACCTTTGCTACGTAACTCCCAAGGGAAGATACCTTGACCATATCGTGTCTTGTCGCTGTCTACGCACTTACCACGTTCTTTAGCAAGTTCAACAGTGGCTTCAGTCAAGTAATATGCTTGATGCTCCATCCAACTCTTTACTTCTTGTAGACTATCTTTCTCACCATACTTGAGTCCGCGCTTCGCATGCCAGTATGCGAGATTAGTGACGCCGATACCTAATGGTTGTATCTCATCATTGCTCAACTTAGACTGTATAGATAAAAAGTCCTGATAGTCAAGTATGTTACACAGACTGCGCTGAAGAACACGACAAGCCCTACGCATATCCTCAGGATTGCGGAATGCTCCCCAGTTGATCGATCCAAGAGTACACAGAGCGATGCGACCAGCATCATCATCGAGGCGCTTAAAAGGTTTAGTAGGTAAAAGTATCTCAAGACATAAATTTGACTGATAGATCGTATGATACTCAGGGTCAAATGGACCTTGATTCATAACGTTGTCGATAAAGACAAGATAGATACGACCTGTGTCAGTTCTCTCCTTTAGTATTCCACCCTTGAACACATCTTCAGCATTCATGGATTTTTTGCGTAAATCTTTACGTTTTTCATATTTGACGTAAAGTTCTTCAAACTTCTTAGAATCTGAGTAGAAAGCCTCGTATAAATCAGGAACTTCATTAGGATCGAAAAAAGTGATATTTTCACGGTTTTTGAACCTTTTAAAGAAGAATGCTGACAGTACTACACCGTAATCCATATGACGCACTCTAGTCTCTTCAGTTCCTTGATTGTTCTTCAATACGATAAGATCATCAAACTGATAGTGCCATATTGGGTAGAACACAGTTGCGCTTGCGTTTCTGATACCACCTTGACTGCAGCTGCGTAGATCACCAAACCACTTCTTTAAGAATGGGATCATACCAGTGTGCATCACTTCACCACCACGAATAGGACTACCTAATGGGCGTAATCTACCAATCTCTAATCCTATGCCAGCACGTTTGCTAGCATACTTGGCCATCATCTCACCGGATGCGAATATTGAATCAAGGTCATCATCTGATCTGATGAGAACACAAGAGCTAAACTGCTTAGTAGGAGTACCCAGACCAGCAAGGACGGGAGTAGCCAAAGTAAAGAGTCCATCGCTAGCAGCCTGGTAATACTCTTTGATAAGGCGCATTCTTGCACTTTGCGGTTCTTCTTTATGCATGACGGTCGCGGCAGCAACCATGTAACGAACTTGTGGAGTCTCATATATCTCTTTCGTGGCACGATTACGTACCAAATATTTTTCAATCAATTGCTCAATGGCGGC